TTCCGACCATCTCAATAAACTTTTCCCTCTTCCATTTTTCCCCCCCCCCCAGACAAATTTTCGCTTATAGCTTTTTCTTGATTTTCCACAATGATTCCTCCTTAATATTTTTTCTTCATTATTATAATGCAAACCATTGATTGTATTTTGTCAAAACACAGGGTTGATTTATGAATAATTTTGTGATATTATGTATTAAAAATATAGGAGGATATGAAAATGTCAAAAAGCGAAGGAACCAAGGTATGCAAGCATTGCAAGTCCGAAATTCCGGCAGGAGCTAAGATATGCCCGCAGTGCAGAAAGAAGCAGGGCGGAATCGGAAAGTGGATTTTGATAGTGGTCGTAATTTTAATAATAGGAGCTGCCGCTGCGAGTGGAGGAAATTCTGATGATAGTCAATCGGCAAATTCTAAAAATGCAAATACATCCGAAGGCGGAAAAGATAGCTCAAGCGAAAATAATTCAGTTGAAAACGAAAAGGAAGAAAAAATAGAATACATTTCTGTATCAGCTCAGGATCTGATAGACGCGTTAGAAAAAAATGCAATGAAAGCATCTGATGCATACAAGGGAAAATATCTCAAAATAAAAGGAGAACTCGGAAATGTAGACAGCGATGGAAAGTATATAGGAATAACCACCGATGAAATCACTCTCGCAAATATACAATGCTACATAACTTCAGACGATCAGAAAGATATAATTATGGAGAAAACGACCGGAGATGAAATCACAGTAAAAGGATATTGTAAAGATGTTGGGGAAATCCTTGGATATTCCATAGATATAGATAGCGTCAAATAAAAAATAACATGCATAATCGCAGCCCGGCCATGCGATCACCGGGCTGCTCTAAGAGGATTTGGAATGTGAAATGATTGGATTATTTGGAACAATTATATTGTACATCATTTGAAAATAAATTTGTACCAAATATTCGCACGCATTCACTTCGCCCTCGTTTCTCCCTTGTAGATCAGAGGAACCCAGTACCCCGTTTTGATCTTTCCCCATATATTCCCGCCGGAGTACGCACATCTGACAAGCCGGAATGCCCTGTTCTTTTTCAATACTGCCCATCCAAGCTTATTCCGGCATTTCTTTTTGACTGAATCCGGCAGCGTTTTATGCTTTACCTTATTATCTTTTGCGCCCGCGCTGCGCCTTAGATAACAGGATCTTGTCGTGGTATATACTTTTCCCGCCTCAAACTGGCAGGTGCGCAGCCTGTCCTTAAACCTTTCCCACGCTGCGCTGTCCATAAAGTACGCCGGGCAATGCTTGCCGTTTACGTCAAAATGCCGCACGACATGGTCAATGCCTACGCCGTACTTGTCCATCAGCCTGCGGCATAGTTCTGCCGCATTTGACATTGTCTGCTCTGTTGCCTGATATTTCCCGTCGCGCTGCGTGTCGCACATCTCAATGCTGATGCTGTTGGCGTTTGTGACTTTCCCATACAGCGTTCCGCCTCCTGTCGCTGCGCAGTCTGTATATTTTTTGCCTCCTACTGCGTATGCAACAAAATTATCCGGCACGGACTGAACAACCACATCATTATCTACAAAATAATGCGCAGACGTCGCAGGCTTATGCGAAGATTGAAAATATTTTGCGTTGTTTTCGGCCCTGTCCCCATCATTGGCAGTGTAATGCATGACAATATATTTTATTGCCGAGTATGCCCTTGTGCTGCCAAAATTGCTCCTGTGTGCAAGTTCTGTCTTAAATACATATCCCATGTTCTCTACTCCCTTTTATCCATATCCTGATCCAGTCTTTTCTCCCCTGCAGCATCTGCCAGTCCCTCCCCCACAACATAGCCGATTACTGTGGCTCCTGCCATGATGATGGATGCAAGCTGCGCCGCCTCGCTTTCTGCTGCTCCTGCCGCCATGGAAAGCAGCGACACGAAGCTGCATACGGATACCCACAGCTTGCGGCTTGTCAGTTTTCTTTTCCAGTCGATTTTCTTATTGTCCATATTTTCCTCCTACATTCCCATCTGCATAAATACAAATCCTATTACTGCACCTAGGATTGTTGTAATTATATACCCTGTTGCCTGCCTCCACATCTCTCCATCCCTGCTCTCTAAGCGCTCAAGGCGCTCTCCCTGCTGCTCCTGAGATTTAAGCATGTTCTGCATGTTGATCGCTAATTTTTCGACAGACGCTGCTAATGAATGCATTTCCCGCACCGCCGCTTCTAGATCATCTATGCGACGGTTCTGTCTTTTATCTTCATCTGACAGCCTTTTGTTCTCGGCCTCTATTCGCCGTGTAAATTCTTCGTGTTCAATTCTTGTGATCGGCGCGTCCATGTTTAATTCCTCCCGAATGTTGTTTTCAGATTAGCGCTGATTTTTCGTCTGCGCCATTGCGCGATTTGATCGCCTCAATCACTTTTTCCCTCCACCTTGGTGGGACGTCGATCGGTTCAAACCCGATGTTCTCGTCATTTATCATCATTATGTAAAATTCTACCACCGTTTATCACCTCCGTTTATTCCTGCCAGCTCTGCAATAGCACCATTCTGGATCTTCTGCCCCTCTTCCAGTGCGTCCAACCGTCTTTCGATTTCGCTCTTGATGTGCATGGTCACAGCAATAGAACCATCTTCAAACTTCGTGACGCTCTCAAAAGCGAGAGAAAACTTTGGCTCCGTATAGATACCGTGCGGATCATCCAATACGGGTTCTTGTCCATCTCCTTCTGCATATCCAGATAAGCTGCTTTCTTTCTCGAATGATACTGTCAGCCCTGTCACGTCCCGGAAAAACGCTTCAACATCGTCTGCGTCCTGGTTTTCCATCCCCAATGTAATGGAATTGATCCCCGTTGTTATGCTGCTGCATTCAAAAATCCTTCCGTTTGCTGTTACAAATTCTTTCATTTTTTTTCCTCTCTTTTCCTACAATTATCCATTTAGCTTATCAAAATTTATGACGCCCCACCCGGTAAACGTTCCGGCCCAGAAACGTCCAATATACATATGCGCAGTGTCTCTTGGGCTTAACATTACAAGGACTTGGAACTGGGGATTATCGTTAAATGCGACGACCTTGTAATCCCCGACATTAAGATCCGGCGCGTTTCCCGCAGGACTCTGAGCGAGAGATCCCAGATGATAGAATCCCGGCCCCAAAAAATCATTGAAATTCATCACATAGTTTTCCGGCAGCCTTATCATAGACTTTAATCCTGCAAACTTAGCACCTATTCCGTCGATCCTTGCATTTGCCTTTCCTATCATATTCGCCAGAGTCCCCTCAAGTGCAGCGTTCTTCTCGCTGCTCGGCAGGGCTAGTCCTGTGCTGTCCGTTATGCTTGGCAGATCACAGAGTTTTGTCAGCCCATAATTATCAAAATCTGATCTAGAAGACTCTATGGCATCAACCCTCTTAATTAGGTCGTCAGACACCCCCCCCCGGCAAATTTACTGCGATTTTTTCTAATTCTCCATTTATCTGTTGATAGATCTGCATAACATCTCCTTTATAGCAATTTCCTAAGTTCTAATCAAAGCTCCATATCAATTGTGTATAAAATTTATCGTTTTTTTGGATTGAATCATACACCCACCCAAGACCAAACCACCCATCTGTAGGGTTCATGCCTATCAAGGCCATACTTTTTCCTATGATTGTTACAAAGCTATTGTTGTACACGCGCTTGTCTTTCGGCCGGTATTTGCTAGGGATTACTTTTTCCGGGGCAAACGTGTACCAGCTCCCGGACGGGACGACCTCTTCTAGAGATTCGTCAGCGTAGATGGAATAGACTGCGATTTTTCCATATACTGATATTTCATATGTAATCCCCTTCGAGACCCCTCTAAAAATCACCTGTTTTACAGGCAGCGCCGATTCTAGACGATTGATCTCATACGCAATCGTTCCTTCTAATGCGGCGTTTTTCTCTCTTGCGGGCAGCGCGATTCCATTCTCTTCTGTGACATTGGATGATGATGAAATCCTTGCCATCCCGTATTCCGTTTCCGAAGCCCTTGAAACCTCAATGCGGCTTATCCTTTCTTCTGCATCTTCGAGCATCTTCCTGATTTCTGCAATTTCACTGCCCCCCCCCTACAGGAATCAGGGCGCCTGATTTTTGTATATACATTTTGAAATCCATTCCTCCTTTAGCTTTTTCATTACGGCGAATCTTGAATGCTCACTTTTTTTATCGGGAGAAACCACGATTCCAACTCGTATACTGTTCCACCCGCATTCATTCTCCAATTTATTTCGTCCCCTTTTTCTACGTTGATCGCGGGTGACATGGCTATGTCATCTACTCCGATTGAATAGTGCGAATAGCCATAAACAAGAACTCCATTTACAAGTATGTGCAGGCAGTACGCACGTTGCGGCTGTGCCCTCATGTAGCACTGTACAAATCCGTTTTCAAGTGCCGTATAAGGAAAGGGTTTGATAATGAACCTTTTGCTGAGATCCGGCACTAGAATCCTGTCCAAAAGGCTTATCCTGTGCGCAAGCGTTCCCTGCACGGCAGAATTTTTCTCGCTCGCAGGAAGTGCAAGCCCTGCACTCTCCGTAACATCTTCGCGGCTGCATAATTTAACCATTCCGCGTTCTGTATTTGTTGCCTCTAGCGTTTCTATCCGGCTTGTCCTGTCCTGCACATCCTGCAGCATCTCCTTTATCTGTGCAGTTTCCTGATCGTTTCTACCCCCCCCCAACAAAATTAAGGGTTCCATTTTTCTGTACATATATTCCCAAATAAACATCTCCTTAAATATTAATTTAATTTTACTGTGTCATTGGATGATCGTCTCCGTAAACGGCACATCGTACAAATAGAAGCGCGATTGGTTGTTAACAAAAAACTTTATATATGCAGCTGCTTGCGTGAAAAACATAGAAATCCCTAATATATATATTCCGTCACGCGAAATGTCAGCAAATATAAGGCCATCTCTGTTGTATATCCATGCGATCCTGTGTGTTTTATCTTTGATCCTGTCATGCGTGACATATTCTTTCAGCGCATCTATTGTTGAAAGGCCGTCATATGTCACGCTGTCGTAATATGTCAGGTCGTTTATTGCTTCTTTATTTTTAGATATCTGCTCTGCCAGCGTCCCCTGTATTCCGGGATTTTTCTCGGATGACGGAAGGGCCAACCCGTCTGATTTTGTCACATCAGCAAGCCTGCACAATCTTACGATTCCGGCATGGTCTTCGGTGGCAGGGCGCTCTATCTGTTCTATCCTGCCCAGTGCATCCTGCATGGAATCTTTTATCTGCTCAACCTCTTTCCACGCTCCCGCGCCCCCCCAACCAGGCTGAGCGCTCCTGCTCTTTGTATATATATTCCCATAATTTCTCCTTTTGCTGTTATTGCCTATGCAGCGGGGTATGAAAAAAATATGTACGTATCCCATGTCGCAGCCGAAAAAAATGTCCCGATAACGTCTCCGTCTGTTGTTATGTACCCTGTGCCGCTGACCTTGATTGCAGTGCGATCCATATTTAAATCAATCATGTAAAACGTTGTCAGAACAGCAGGAGGAATGCTGATTTTTGCAAGCCTGACCTCTTTTTTAAGCTCGGGAACTATCCCACTGTTGAATACTATGTCAATAGATACATGCACGGCATTCCCGATCCTTACGGCCGTTTCGCCCCTGATTGAATTGCCTTTTACATCTTCCCCCAGCTGTATGGATGCGTTTTCTATTTTTTGCAGCATCTCTATTTTGTGGGCCAGTGTCCCCTCAGTTGCCGGATTCTTTTCTGAAGCGGGAAGTGCAAGCCCCATGCTTTCTGTAACACTGGAAAGCCCGCACAGCCTTACAAGCCCATACGTTTCGCTGTCCCCGCGCGAATCTTCTATGCTTTCAATTCTTTTAACGACCTCATCGCATACCCCCCCCCACCCAATTTGTTTAAGACTCCCTTCACGCTGTATGTACATTCCCATGACAACACACTCCTTTTTTAATTTTTGGCTTTTATGCAGTACATGACCGCCGTATTGGTCGGCCTGATCGTGGCACTGATTCGATCAGATATATTGTCGCCATATACATGATCAGGCATGATTTGATATAGTTTAACGGGTGTATCTGCGCCCTTGTATGAATCTCCGTTGCTTATATAATTTCCATATCCCAAATCAGATTTCATGAAAATAGTTTCTGCATCGGGAGTGTCAAATATATAAGGTACGCTTGTCGGATCCTGATGTACTCCGACTGCTGCTCCGGTTCCTGTGTTTCGCGCGGCCGTTCCACTTCCCCGCAAAAATTCTCCGCGCAGATCTGGCACAGCAAAGGTTGTCGTGCCATCTCCGCCAAAATAATTCACAACCCCGAAATTAGCCCTAAAGTGCTCAGCCAACTGTGAATATGCGTTAATGCTGTGTATTCCTCCGTCACAGTCAAGGTATCCTTCCGGCGCGGTTGTTCCAATAAAAGAGATGACGGTTCCTATCGGGGTGCTGTTTTCTGCGCTAGATATCCTGTCTAAAATTTCTTCATCCGCTCTCTCCAGTTCTTTTATTCGCTTCTCAAATTCTTGGATTGCCCCCCCCCAGAGAAATTTTAGAAAGCGATCCACCCGTCTGTTGATATATCATTTAATCTCGCCTCCTGTTATCAACTGATTTTAATAAAATATGGAAAAGATATCCTGTATCCAATTCCGTTGGCTCCTCCGTATGCAATGAGGTTTCCGCTGCCGTCCACCAGAATATGCAGCTGCTCCCCTTCCCTAGTATAAGAAGGCGAAAACGCGTGCCATTCATTTGTGAACATCGGTACGGGCAGCCCAGAACACAGAGCAATCGTTTCTCCTAAAGGAACGGCGTCTTTTACAATTACATAATTGATCTGGACAATGGCAAGACCGTTCCTTACAAATACGTGAGATTCTGAACGGTCTTCGATTTCGTATCTGTCACTGTTCAAGAATGCAATTTCTTTCAGTCCGTTTTTCTCCATGCACAGGGCGCGTTCGATCTTCCAAAACTCTTCTGTAACCGCCCTGTTCTGTGGAGCATTTCTGCTCTCAAGGGAAAGCTCGCTGTCCGTCGGCACATAATATCCTCCCACGTTATGCAGGTATCCGTTTTGTTGTTGGTTTATGCTCATTTTATAACCTCGATCAATCTTAAGCTAATCTATGTTCAACTCCAAATACTCTAAAAATCAAATTTCCTGACGCATTCATGTATAGATATCCGTCTATAATATCGTTGCAATTAAATCCTATCATCGGCATTTGACTACCGTATGACTGCAAGTGTATGGTTTCCTGCCTTGTTTCACTTGTAAACCAAGGGCATACATCTTTAAAGGTGTTGCCTCCGGTAAAAACATTGTTCTGGCTTAGCTTGGCAGACTCTTCGTGGTTTTGCTCAAGCTTTTTTAATTTATTCGCCACAGTACCTTCCAAGACAGCATTAAGCTCACTGGCCGGTACTGCAAGCCCTGCGCTGTCTGTCACATCTGCCGCTGATGACAGCTTCACCATTCCGTACCCAGTTTCTGACCCTCTCATCGCTTTTACGTCTTCAAATTCCCGCGTGATCACCTTGTTCTGCACCGGATTTTCGGATTCGAGGCTTAATTCCCCGTCAACAGTGACATATGTTCCAGATCCGTCGCCCTCTTCGTCTCTTAGCAGTATGATTACCGAGCCGTCCGGCACGTTGCCTGCGTCGTATTCTTCCTGCCATGCAGCTTTATCATCAAAAACAAACAGCGGAACGCCCTTCTGCTTGTCTCCCATGGATGCATACGGCACGAATTTCCCGCCCTCGACCTTGCCTATCATGCTCATTCCCGTGCCTTCCGTGACCTCGACGAGCATTCCTTCTCCATCTATATCGCCCTGCCGGATAAATGCCGTCATGCCTGCCTTGACGTTTCCTGCTGCAATTGCCGCCTTTAATTCTGCTGCCGTACCGACAAAATCCAAGGATGCTCCGTGCAGGGTGCCGTCTTCGTCGATTGTGATTGTTTCGCCGTCTGGCCTGGAAATGCCTAGTTTTCCGGGATCGGTTTCGGTCGGAGCCTGTGCTATGTCTGTCTTCGAAACAAAACTTTCTCCTCCGGCCACCTGCGCTCCCGGTATGTACAGCTGCCAGTAGTCGTTTTTGATCGGCTGTGTCAGGTCGGCATTTTCAGGGATGCCGGGCGGGGCATTTCCTGCCGTATCCTGCAATGCAAGCCACAGGGAATATTCGTACAGAACAACATCTAGTTTTTTATACGCCGTATCAGCGGCATAATTTGCCTTAAAAACCGGTGCGATTCTTCCTATCAGATTCAAAGTGCCAAACCCCATTCCAATTCCATAGTATCTTCATTCAATGAAAAAACAAATCTTCCGCCTTCTCCGTATAGACATCCATCATCCGGATTAAATAAAAAATTAGGCTTTGCAAGCGACAGGGCGTTTTCTATTGTCTTCATGGCATCCGCTTCTGCATCGTCAATATTTTTAATGGCATCAGCTTCTGCGTCATCAATGTTTTTAACCGCATCAATCCCGGCCTGCTCTGTTTTGTCCCTAAAATCCTTAGACTGTTCACTCCAGTATTTTGAATTATCAGTGTCTTCGCCATCTCGGATGCCTGTGCCGCCGTGGTTGTGAGACTCGGCCATCTTTGCAGAAAATTCTGCTTCTTCTGCGCTTTGAACAGAAGCTGCTGCGGAAGATTCTGCTTTTGCAGACTCTACTTTTATGTCTGCCAAATAATTGGGTTGCAGGTGCTTTTCCTCAATGCTGCCCTCTTTGACGATCGCGCTTACCTGCCCACCATCCAACAGCTGCCATGCAATCGTTCCGCTGTCGATAAACTCGATCGGCTTTATAAATGCAGATAGATCAACACGTTTTTCTGTCCCATCGTCAAGGGTAATGATAAGCTGCTGTGCATCTTCATCAAAATCAAAATTAACCGCAAGTTTTTCCAACATTGTGTCAATGGTTGCAGTGGAACCATTAAAATATGTAATTGTAAATACTCCGTTTACGCGGTCGAATGTCAGACTTTTTATAAGCTCTTGCGCATCAGATAAATTAAATTTAGATGTATCAAGTGCTATTACACGGTCGTCAATCGTATCAATAGCATTGTCCATTTTGTTCAGATTTTGTTCATTGATAGGTGTGTTAATGCTAGGAAAATTTTCCCAGTTTATATTACTGTGCGCTTTTTGCATGAAAATCACCTTCTTTTAACTCTGCAGCATCTTATCGCATTCTTCTTTTACATTTTTGCGAAATTCTGCATAGTCACTCTCTACCTGATCATAATATTTATCATAAAGCTCTGGGTTCTGAACAGATGCATTTGTATCAAACCGATTCTCGGCAGAATTTATTACGCCTGTCATATACATAACCGGAACTCCGGTATTCGTTTTTTCGTCAATCTCAACCATTGAAATGGCACTCATATTTACAGTTTTCGAACCTTGTTTTAACATAATAAATTCCTCCTTGCACTCTGGCCGTATAAAGACATCAGCATTGACATTCCGGCCTTTAATTTGTCTATTTCTTTTTTTTGCTCCTGTATGAGGACGATCATTGGAGCTATAAACATGCTAGGAGACCACGTGGCGAGATTTCCGTTTTTGTCATAGTCTACCGCTATTGGATAGTCCTTTTCTAGGTTTTCAATTATGAACCCCGGTATTTTCCTGCCGCTCCTATGGTCAGATTTTGATAAATAATCATCATTGTATATAAATTCGCATGTTCTTGTGCTGTACAGCCTGTGCGGGTCTATGCTGCTGTCGGATATGGGGCCGATGGCGTGTTTCCATTTTCTGGATGACCCGCTCTTGGTGCTCAGGTTTCCCGCGCTGCCTATATGCACATTTGCATCACCGGATGTGGTATTGTAATATACCCCTGCAAATTTTACATTAGCGTTTGCTGTCAGGTTATCATTGATCTCGAGATTTCCCTGCAGGTTGACTGTGTTTCCAGTCCGTGCCGTGATATTGTTTACCCACAGCTGACTGCCCGTCACGTAAATTCCCGGCCCGGAAAACCCGTTGTTGGTCAGGGAAAACGGCCCGATTGTTCCGCTCTGTGCGTCGATCACCCCGTACTGGTCGACGGAAAAATATGTCGAGTTTATGACGATCGCATCCGCCTTCATCCTGATTGACCTTGCGTTCTGTTCGATCAGGCTCGTTACCTCTCCTGCAGTTACTTTTGTGCTGATCTGGTCAGCAGTAATTGAAATTCTGGATGACAGTTGGCCTTCGGCCTGCGTGGCACGGCTTACCTCTGCGGTTATGCTGCTTTCTGTCAGGCTGATCCTTGAGTACAGTTCCTCTTCAGCTCCTTTTGCTCTCCGCACCTCAAGATCTATATTTGATTCAGTTATGCTGATCCTGCCGGACAATGTTTCCTCTGCGCTTTTAGCCCTTGTCACTTCAAGCGTTATATTGTTGTTAACAACTTCAACCCTTGCGTTGATGCTTTCCTCTGCGGATTTGGCGCGTTCTACCTCTGCTTCCAAGTCATCGCCGATGTCTTCCATGTATTCCTGCTGCTCTTCGGAAACCCTTTCTAGCTCTTCAGTTTTCCCGGACAGCTGCGACATCTCGCGCTTTGTGGAATTTACTTTTATCTCATATTTTTCAGTTCCTTCTGCACTGTACGAGTCTTTTAGTGCCTGCGTGCCTTTCAGTGTTCTGCTTAGTATGTACGATTCTACAATTTCATATTTTGTTGAAAACCTAACCGGATCCCCGACTTCGAAACACGGGTTCCCTTTGCATTCAGCATCGAACGGGCGGTAATCTAACCCTCTTATTGCAGACAGCAGGTTGTTTGCAATGATGCGCAATTCCTGCTCTTGTTTGCCATAAACCAGAAAATTGTCTTCCACCACATATTTGTTTTCAGAACTTCCAGAACTTACACCCAAAGAATTTTCTTCCTTGTATATGTCAATCCCGGTTATGCTGTTTACGGTAAAATCTTCATACTCGCACGAAATATAGATTCCTTTTCCGATCGGAGTTGACTTCGGGTCTCTTGGGTATAGGTCATCTGCCGGATAAAGATCATTCCTTGGGTATAGACCTTTAATGCCTTGGATTAACTGGACGCTTTTAAATTTCCCGTTTCTGTCAATATGCCCAAAACACCCGTTCAGTTCACAGATCGCCGTTATGACTTTTGCTCCGCTAAGTTCGTCCGGGTCAATGGTTCGCGTTACGGTCATTCCATCATTTACCAACGGATCGCCAATTTCTTCCTGCACCCCATATTTCTGCAGAAACAGTTTTCTAAACTGCGACAGCTGCATGGATGTGTCTTTGTTTGGAAGAACGCTGTTGTACCATGCCAAAACTTCATCGTTTATCATGTAGTACAGCGAATCATAAGCAACAATTTCACGCCACTTCCTGTCAGATGTCGGCTTGTCTGATTCGACCTTGTATCTTCCAAGCGAAAGCGGGTTATCTGTGTGCCCATCTATAGCAATTCCAACGGATATCCAGCTGCCCTTGACTGGAGACACGATATTCGCAACCCTGAACTTAATGACAGATGCCTCGCACGAACCGAACTTTAAATGTTCTTCACTGCAAAGGCTTTCGTCTAGCTCAAGCTCTTGGTTAAATAAATCTTCGTTCGTGATAGTTATATTTCCATATTTAATTATGATTTCTTTTTTTACGCTATCGTCATTGAAAAGCGCACCATATTCATAATCAACCACTTTCCCACCTAATATTCGATTAATTCAATCGTAAATGAATTATATTCAATTTCCATTGTTTCTTCGTTGACTGTATGTATCGTATATGTAACATCCGGCATGTACATTTCTGCATATTCGTAATTCAGTGTTTCGTCATTCCAGTAGTTAACTGCTAATTTTCGTTGCTTCTTGTCGTTAACGTTGAGCGTTGCCAAGCCAATCACATTTTTAAAAGCGGTCATCTCTACAAGGTCAAGACTTCTTATAGTTAGTTTTATGGACGTTTTGAAATTCTCACTGGTTTCTCTGTGCAGCAGAATATTTGCATCCCTATATGCGTCAATCTCCACCCTTTGGTTCGGGGTGCTTTCCCATCCATCTGCGAGGATGAAGCTGTTAGGAAGTGTCACTCCGCCAAACTTTATTAGCCATCCGCTAAATGCCATGAGAACACCCCTCCTAATGTGCGAACGCGCTATGTCCAGTTCTACCGCTGAACATCCTGTCTTGCTTAACAGTCTCTTTAAAAATCGTTTTCCCGTCAAGCTGTGCAACAAATGTGTATTCACCACCGCCATACATTCCACTTTCTGCTATTGCCTGTTTAAAAGCATTTACCATCGTAGGCAATGGTGTTTCTATGTTAGTCTGTCCCCTTGGCTGATCGCCCAGCACCGCCATGAATGGGTCTCCGCCGCGGATTACTGCGCCGGATGCAAGGTATGGTATCTTTGCAGCGTTTACCTTTGGTATTTTGAATCCAAGGGAATTTCCCCCAACGCCCGGAACCCAGTCTGGTATGTCTATACTTAGATTATTTAACATGCTAGTCAAGCCATTAATCGCAGACGATATTCCGCTGATTAAAGTATTGAGAAATCCAATAATTGCATTGATCGGGGATTTTACTGCATTTTTTATTCCGTTCCAGATGTTTGTGGTACTTGTCTTAATGCCGTTCCACGCATCAATAATGGTTTGTTTGATGCCAGGGAATATGGAAGATACCTTTGTTTTGAATCCATTCCATACATTATTAACCTTGGTAGAAACGTTCGTCCAGACGCTTTTTGTTTTTGACCATGCGTCATTCCATGCAGTTTTGATCTTTCCCCAAACAGCCGGAAACACTTCTCCCGCGCTCTTTTTTAAATTGCCCCACACATCACCAACGGTTTTATAAATTTGTCCCCATAAATCAGAACTTAATTTCTTTGCGCTTTCCCATGCTTTTGAAACAAATTCTTTTATTCCATTGAAAACATCGCTTGCCGTAGTAGATAATCCATCCCACACGCCCGACACAGTATTTGCTATCCATTCCCAAGCATCAGACGTGAAATTTGTTATATCGTCCCATACGATAGAAATAGCATTTCCGATAGCTTCAAACGCTTCGCTTGCAATATCAGGAAGGGCATTCCATAATCCAGATATGATGCTTGTAAAAAAATCCCACGCTACAGATGCAGCGGTTGTTATTCCGTCCCAAGCAGCGGATATGATAGATGAAATAATTTCGAGTGCACCTGTTATATAGGTTTTTATTTCTTCCCATTTCCCAGTAACTATGTCTTTAATAGCATTCCATACGCCAGAGAATATCTGCTCTATTCCATTCCAAGCCTTTTCCCAGTCTCCGGTAAATACTCCGACAACAAAATCTATAACCCCGCTTAATGCATCTGCTATATCTCCAATAACTTTAATTATGGTTTCGAGTTTGTTTAATAATATTTCGCCTATGAGTTCAACTATTGGGGCTAGGACAGGCATAATATTACTTACAATCCAGGAAAACAAAGGAACCAACACGTTTTCCCACAACAATCTGAAAGCGTCTATTAATTTTCCAACAAATTCAACGATTTTATCAACTGTATCTCCGAACGGCCCTTCCATTATTTCCTTGAACCGATCGCCAAGTCCCTGCAATACCGGAACTATGTATGTGTTGTATCCATCCAATAGCTTTCCCAAAACTATAGATAGCCCTTCTGCAATCGAATCAAACAACGGCTTTAAATGCTCATCGTATACTGTCGCAACCGCATCCCTAATCGTCTGAACGGCAGTTAGCAGTCCACTTGTAAATGGTTCGATCGCTTCTAATGTTCCTTCTATCGCCGTCTTTATCTTGTTTTTGTTTTCGATGATCGGCTTGGTTATCATATTTAGGATGTCTCGGCCTAGTTTTAGTGCGGTTTCGGATACCATCATGCCTACTTCTGCAAATATGCCAATGATATTACCGGTGATCTGCTGCGCAGTATCGCTGGCAAAAACTGAAAAAATATCTGCCAAATCTGCTGCGGTGTTTCCGATTATGGAGACTATATCCGAACCAACATCAAACATGCCGATAATATATTTTTTTATCCTATCAGCGTTTTGGGTAAGATATTTTTCCATTCCGCCTATAAGGTTGGATGCTATTGTAAGTCCGATGCTTGCCATGGAGCCTACGACCTGACCGGATGCAAATGCAAGAGAGTCAAAAAACCTATTAGACGCTCCAACCACTTCTGGGTCTGTAAATATTTCCTTCAAGGTATTCCAGATAGATTCTAGGTCTCTCTTTAGATCGTCAAGTATAGGCTTGTAGTCTCCAAGACCATCCCAAAATCCGGCTACGAACAAATCTTTTAATTCTTTGAGCCTGTCTAAAATTCCTTCAAGAGCACCGCTAAATTCTCCGGCTTCTTGCGTCTCTTCTTTCATCTCAACTTGCGGCATTTGGAATCCACCACCGCCGCCTGCGCCACCACCACCGCCGCCAGAACCTCCTCCGCCGCTACCGCCGCTTCCTGCGCCAGATGCTTCTTTCGATAACACGGTCAGTTTATCAAACGGCGCGAGTGATCTTTTCGCTGCATCCCCTGCTTTTTTTGCTGCCTTTCCTGCGCTATCCAGACCTTTTTTTAAATTTCCTGCGCTTCCCGCGGCTGAATCTGCGTTATCCGCTACATTCGATATTCCTGTTGCAATATCAGATGCCCCTTTTGCCGCACTGGCTATAGGCATGGAAATTCCAAACAATTTCCCAAGCAATGCACCTATTTGTTTTGCAACTGCAATTGCCATCGTCAAAATCGTGTTGAGGAACTTGACAACAGGAGTCAAAGCCGCAATTAGTCCGCCGCCGATAACTGACGCAAGCTCCTTAAACTGCTCTGACAGAATCCTCGTCTGGTTTGCCCAACTGTCAGAGGTTTTTGCGAAATCTCCGGCTGCAAGGCTTGTCTGCTGCATAACATATTGGTAATTCAGCATTACCTTCTCGGATTGCGTCATAGCCTGTATGCTCTTATTGATGCCCTGCTGTCTGGCAAACTCTTCTAGGTTTACTTGCGTCATTACGACACCATATTCTTTTAGGCTTTCCGTTTCTCCTGTGTAGATAGACTTTAAGGCGGTAGAAGTCTCCTCTATGCTTTTATTGTAAAAGCTCGACATATCAGCGGCACGGGCTGTCAGGTTTATAGCCATGTTGCTTGCGTTTTCTGCACTGTCAAGCATGGATGCACCCATGGACATAAATGTAGAGCCGAGCTGTTTTGCCGACAGCTGCGATATTCCAAACTGCTTTACGGATGTACTTGCAAACTCTTCCATCTTATAGGACATGCTGCCGAAAGCCGTATCAACAACATTTTGAACCTCTTGAATGTCGCTTGCGGTATCAATCGCCTGCTTTCCAAGCGCAACAAGCCCAGCGATTCCAAGCCCAAAGCCAAGCGAACTGACCATGCCTCTTAGGCTATTCCCAAGGCGTGTCATGCCCTGAATCAAACCTCTAGATCCACGTTCAAATCCTCTTTGGTCTATTGCTGTATTTATTCTTATACTTCCGTCATACTGCGCCATAAAACCACCCGTAAAATAAAAAAGTGCCACAGACGCGCATTACACGCATCCATGACACCTTTTAGTCCTTCCCCTATGCCAATTCATAGGGCGCACTGATTTAGTTATATATATTATACCATATTTAGGATAATAGTTGTACCAAATTAATGTTCACTTAAAAACTCCTGCCATCGACAAAACAATTACAAATCCAAGAGCAAAACCCAAAACTTCCGCAATTATCCCGGCCACAAAGTAGCAAAGGAATTTCATCCGTTCAAAACTCATAGGCTCCCGGTTTACCCGGCCCCTTATGATTACCTCATTAACATCATCCATGCCGCACCACCTTTCTCTTTGAAAAAATCCAAAAGCGTCTTTGCTACTGTATAAACCTTTTTCAGCCGTTCGGTATCAAGCTGATGTATTATCTCAATAGTTCTTTCTATGTATACTTCTCTCATCCCACATCCTCGCTTTCCTTCACATAATCTCGTACCGATATATAGATAGCTTTCAAAAATCTTTCATTGTTAATTCTGCCAAGAAGCCTAACGATCATGTATTTATAGTTCATGTTTAATCATCCTCCTATTTATTAGCCAATTCAAATGACATCTGCTCATACTCCGGCACCTTTACAAAATCCTCTGTCAGCTCCACCCCGAACTGCTCCGACACCTTTTTGAAGTTCGCCGCAATCCTGTGCGGGGAGAGGTTCTGGCGGTGCGCTATCCTGTCCATGATTTTTAGGTAGCTTGCAAGTTCGCCTAAGGGGATTTCAGAGGGATTGGAAGTCATCAGTTCATGCTCCATCTCGTGAAAACGATTGATGTACCGTGCTGTAAACTCCGTCCCTTTCTGCCCTGTCAGCTTGTGGGCGATAAACTCGCAGCCTTTCTTTGTGACAAGGTAGCATGGCATTGCCTTATTCTGTGCCGTTGTATATGTGGATTCTGAAAAGAAATCGGTAAGCGCAATCTTGCTCTCTCCTAACTGCTCACAATATCTACGAATATCTCGAAGCAATCCTTTATGCTCCTTGCCTACCATTTGCGCTACCTCAATAGATGTAAGAACCTGTCCGATTTTAGACATAATAATACCTCCTATGAAAAATATGTTGATTTTCCCATAAGAGGCTGATATAATGATTTTATCAATCTCTTATGGGATTGGTGTATTGAGTAGCCGACACTCGCCAAAGTTAAGCGGCTACTCTTTTTCAATTTCTTTCCTTACAAGCCCTATTCCTTTCATTATTGTATCAGTTCTTGACATTCCAAGTTTTTCAGAACAATTATTTATTTCTTCTTTTTCCTGTTTTGTCAGCCTAATACTCAAATGTTCATTCCTAGAAGTGCTTTGCAAGGGTGGTCTGCCCGTTCTAGGCGACACCGTATCACCTCCTTATTTATGAGTACGCATAAATATTAACATATGAGTACGCATAAGTCAATACCCAAAATTAAAAAAGGCAGAAAATTTTTATTCTCTGCCTTTTTCTCTCAATATTCAGTTTCATTCATTCCTTAGTTACGGCAAACTCTAAAACCTCAAAATCTCCGTATTTACTCATATATTCATCCTGCCCCATTTCCCCAGTCATAATCTTTCCGAAATCCGCCCAGTATTCTTCTCCATAGTCCATAAAATTATATGTTGCCGTTATCTCATCAGGGTCAATACTATCATCAATTAAAAAATATGCCGTATCGGTTTTTTCTCCTCCGGCCGGGACTTGCTTTAAGTCCATGCTCATTAAATCTGCCCATGTTTCAAGCTTATATCCATCACTAAGTCTGCCTTCCCATGTAGTTACATAGCCGAAAGCTGAATCAGATTCATTTTTAATCGTAAACTCCATCACAATACGCTTTGTATACTCACCTTGATTATCCTCGTATGGCTCAACCGAAAAAGTGTTTGTTGAAATAGTAATTCCTTCAACAGTATGAGTATTATTCGCTTCTGGCATCTGGTCTGATTTCTCCATGGCATCACTTGGAGTTTCCCCTATACTACTGCTTTCAGACGATTCGCTTTCCGGCTTCGTACTGCCAATCTCTGTTGACGGTTCTGAATTACCGCTTTCGCTCTGGCTCTTATCGCCACATGCCACAGAACTAACAGACAGCACCGCCAACAACAACATTGCAACTAATTTCTTCTTCATTTCCCAATCCTCCTAAAATCCTACAGTTTTCCACATTATACCAAAGAACCGCGCAAAATGGAATAGATTGCCATAAACTTAATCATATTTTGTGCTTTCCATCTTGAAAGCATCCAGTATTTTGCTTATGAATGACATAATTTCCCACCTCTCTAATACCTACACTATATCATATATTGGCGAAAAGGAAAATATTTTACCAAATTAAAAGAGCAGTATTTCTACTGCCCTTTCTCTGCTTTCACAATCTTCCTTCCAACTTCCAGAATCAAAATCCCGTCCTTATTTCGCTTGACCTCCGCAGTATTGCCACGCTCCGCAATCTCCCGGGCGGTCTTGCCGATTTCTTTGTCTGTCATTTCTTTCCTTTCTTTGCATACTTCATAAATGCATCATAATCTGCTTTTTCCTGCAGTGTCATTTCTTCCTCCACCCGTTCCAGTGCATAACGTTCTTTCACCTTTCTAAGCTCTGCTTTGTCAGATGGTTTCATTTTAGGATCTATTTTCTTTGTGCGTATATCCACAATCCGAGTAAAAGCACATTCTTCTAGCGTAGATAACAGCCCCATGAATACCCAAAAATGCATATCAACCGTATTTAGGTTGATTCCAAACTGCGTCAGGAAAGCAGAAAATATGCGCCATTGGTCTACATCATAGTCCATGTCTTTATGATCCTTTTTTTCATCATTTACCGGATTATCTGTATACCATCCAGACAAAAACCATTGGATTCCATCTTGCATGGTTTTCATATCTGGAAACTGATCCGCATCATCCACATCAAACAGCAATTCGCAAGCCTTATACATCTGCTCCATTTCAGATAGTTCAGAGTCGTTCATGATCTGAAACATCTGTATTCCTATGCGGAAATCGCTGTTGATGGGATAGCCCTTGTATTTCTCCGGCAGCTTGTCAAGCATGACGTTAAACATCAACTTTTTGCGCCTTTTCTGCTTTTGCTATACTTCTTGTTGATGGTCTGACTGCGTTCTTTTTGATATTTTTCGATAAGCGGCGAAACCTTTTCGAAGAAATCAGCGATCATATACATATCAGGTATGACATTTTCAAAAATTTTTCTGGATGCTTCAGCTCCGAAAATATTATCAATCTTTTCACAGGCTTCTTTGCTGATCTTATCGCGAATGTCAAGAGCATTGTTGGCGGCATCATAATTGATTTCTGTTCCATCCTCAGAGACGACTTTATAGCCTTGTTCGTCCATCTCCTTAATTTCTTTTCGGTTTTCCTGTTCATCAAACCACCGCAACAAATCGAAAAATGCTCTGAAAAAGCTACTGTCAAAAATAGAAAACTCTATATATTCCCCAGCATCATTTACCTCAATCTTTTTCAGGCCATTGTCAATTCTTAAACTATCCATACTTAACATCCTTTCCAAATCGGGGCACGATGGGAAGGTACGCACCCCGATATATTAAGTTTCCTTAATACCTAACTCAAATTACTCTTGCTGCTTGACTTTGCTGTTCCGGACTTTACTTCCAAAGAAGATGCCTCCGCACCGCCTGCGGTAAACTTACCCGTTTCAACATTAAATGTTCCTTTTATGCCATCACCGCGCCCACCAATTGTAATTGAATTTGTTACGTTTGCTCCTGCGTCTCCTCCTGTGCTGCCAACAGAGATTGCGCACTTGCGCTGCACTGCCGGGTAAGATGGGCCAGCACCTTTAACTCTAACGCGCACATAAGATGATACCGCCTTGCTGCCCGTTGGCAATGTATCAATCAAGTTGTTAAACCAATCAACAAGGTCTGTATCGTCTTGGTCTATATCCTGCATTTCGACAGAGATTGACGGAGTATAAGATTTTATATCTGTTGTGCCGTTTTCCTGATTAATCCACTGTTCGGTTTCCTCTTCGGCATTGAATTCTTCTGTCAAAGAAGCAATGCCATCGCCTAACAGGTGATAGTCTGCATCCGCAAGTGTTTTGCTCATGCTTATGTCTACAAAATGCTGTAATTCATGTCGTTTCACTTTTATGCTCCTTTCTTTCTATATTCCATTACCACATTCGATACATAGACAGTTGCTTTGTCACCCTCGACTTCTTCAACGGCTGAAAAACTGTCACTTGCGGTAAACTTCGTTATTTTTCTGTTTCCTGTTAATTTTGGAAGATTTTCTACATCTTCCAGCCAGCCAGCAATATTATCCAAAACGGACTGTGCATTTATCATCTGTCCGTTCCCAGTTGGAAAGCTCTGGTAGGCAAGCTGGATATTTAAATCTGCCGTGAATCCTCCGGCAATGTCCCATTTTTTTATTCCGCCTCCGGCGGTTATAATGTACACGCACTTGCCAACATCTTTAGAGTTATATTTGATGTTTGCTCCTGCCGGTATATACGGACACTCTGCAATCAGTTCCAGCAGCATTTCCCCGACCTTGTCATATTCGGTTTTTGACAGACGTTCTTTGATTTCTTCGGGCATAGGCTACTCTCCCAAATCCACGCCCTCCATGACTGCCCTTGCTTCAAGCACAGCGATATAGTCGGTCATTGCCCGTACCTGCATATTGTACGTGCTTCTCGGACAGGTAGGCGTGAAATTCAGTTCGCCGTTATCCCACTTCTGCAACATAGCTGCCAGCTTCTGATAGCGGATAACCACCTGCT